ACCGTGCAGGCCAATGGACTTGGCAGACTCCAGCGCCTTTGGCATCTCTTTGGCCAGCAGTGGCACATCCACCATGCCGTTCTGCGCCATTGTGGTGGTGACACTGAGGCCTGCTCGCGCATCCTTTTCGTTAAGCCCAAAGTTAAACGCGCTGGACTGAAGGCTGGCGACAGAGGCCGCATCGGTTTCGGTTGCGGTGGCGTTCTTCATGACGCCAGGCAACGCCCGATAGGCCTGTTCTCTGGTCATGGTGCCGGAGCGGAGCATCACCTCCAGACCATGAAAAGCGCCATTGATATCGCCGCCACCGTCACGCAACGCGGCTTTGATCGCACTGTCGATATCTGCCATCCCCGACTGTCGTCCGGCCAGATTGTCATGCTTGTAGGCGAAGTTGGCCACCTTGCGCAGTTCGGAATCGTACTCCATCTGATTCTCGATGGGCTTGCGCATCACCATTGCACCGGCAACCAGACCGCCCCCGATAGCGCCCACGGTTTTGCCCACGCGGGCAAGGCGCTGATAGCTGCGTTCCGTCTCGCCCAGCTCGCGTCTGAGCCTGGCAACGGTCGCCTGCGTCTGGTTCCATACGCGGGTCTGTTCGCTGGCGCTCATGGTGCCGCTGCGGGAGAGACGGTTGTACGCGGCCAGCGTCTGGTTAATCTCGCGGCGGATGGACTGCTCGGAGCGAATACCCAGCGTTTCGCGGGCCTGCGCCTGTCGGCGGTACTCCTGCAGGGCCGGGTTCATCTTCTCCTGTACACGCAGCGTCTCGCCCATCTCCTGTCGCAGACGGGAGACCGTTGACTGCATGCGCTGGTAAGCCCGTTCCTGCTCCCTGACCGACAGAACGCCGCTACGCTCAAGTCGGTTATAGGCCGCGACCGTGCGGCTGATTTCCCGCTGGATGTTATGCTCTGAACGGATACCCAGCGACTCACGGGCGCTGGACATGCGGCGGAACTCTTCGGATAACGACCGGATTTTGGGCGTGGCGTTATCCTGCACGCCAAATTTAATCTGAGTATCAAAATCACGGGCCACGGGGCAGTCCTCTTAGCGGGAAGCAGCGCTGCGTGCCCTTTTACGGGGGCGACGCAGGCTGATAACGGTGCGGTTTTTCTGCCAGGCTTTGGGGTTTTCCCGGCGGGTGATGGCATCCAGCCATCCGGCCAGCTCTACAGCGCTGGCGCGTCGGATTTGCTCTTCTGTGATGCCGTATCGTCCGAGCCGGATGACTGTGTACCGGTATTCGGTAAAGCGCTGCTCATGGATTTGAGCTTTTTTTTCACCTCATCGCGCAGGGTGCGCAGGTAGGCATAATCCTCAGAGACCAGATTGTCGCAGAGCAACTGATAGGTAATGCTCTCAGCGGGAATGTCGCCAATCTTCGTCAGCGTGCGGGCCAGCACAGCAATCGGCACGCCAGCGTCAGAGACGCCGTCTTCAATCACGGCAATCTCGTCTCCGACCGTTGCCAGACCCAGTTCCACGTCCTGGTGGAGCTTGCCATCAAACAGAATGCCAACCGGCAGTGAACCTGTGCAGGTAATGTTCCCGGACATCATTATTCCTCAATTTTGTTAAGTGCAAAGGCGGTGATGTTGATACGCGCCTCGTTATCCACGGTGTACTGCTCACCGACCTGCGTGACAAACACGTCCTGATAGGTGGTGCGTTTGCCGCTGCCGAGCGGCGTCTGGGTCAGTTTTGCCCCGGCAATCTGCGCCCAGTTGACGGTGGTATCCTTTGGCACCACTGCCGTGATGGCCAGCTCCCACGTGGCGATACCCTGGGTATAACCTTTCGCGCGGCCAGTGCTGTTCATGGTCTTGACCAGCTTTTTCCCGGTTGTCTCGGTGGGGTTGAAGTCAGTGACTTCAACCTCCACGCTGTTAACGTCCAGGACAATCGAGCCTACGTATTCAAGGGCCATTGTCGTCTCCTTACATCAGATAAATGACGGCGGCGAACACATGCAGACCCCGCACGATTGCTGCCGGAATGGTGGCCTCCGCCCGCGTGTCGTCCTGAAGGCTGCGGGTGACGGTAAGCTGGTCTTTAAGCGCGTCGACGTTCTCCACAATCTCCAGCTGCTCCAGCGAATACAGCACATCAAGCAGTTCGGAGCGGATACGCGCAAGCCGGGCGTCCGTGAGCTTTTCTCGCGGGAAACGCTGGGTATAGCGGGTACGGCATGCCAGACGCACATAGTCGAGCGAGCGGATAATGGTGATATCCATAAGCGACCGGTCGGTCACGCCCGCAGCATTCTTCACATAAGTGCTGACCGCGCGCACGATACGCACCACGCTGCCGTCCACCTCAAACGGCGTCAGGCCGTTCATCAGGGCATTTTCCTGCTCGGTACGTCCCGGCCAGTTGTCCTGCGGCGTGATATCCAGCCCCGGTAAAGTCAGGGTGTTCAGCGGGCGGGCCGGATCGGATTCACTGGCCATCACCGCACCATAAATTGCCGCCAGCTCGCCGTTCGGCAGTGCCGAACCAGCATGCCAGCCGCAGGTAATACGCGGGGCGTTGACCTTGCTGGTCAGCGTAGTGCCGCTGGCAAGCGTCCCGTTCCAGCCGGTAACACCTACAGCCCCGCGCTGCTCAAGCGGCCCGGAGACGTTATCCAGATGCGCGGACAGCTTCGCCAGCGCATCATCATTAGTGTAAGGCAGCATAATCATCGTATGACCCGCCGCCCAGACCGCGCTGAAGGCCGCGTCCAGAGACGGGTCACCCTGACCACCGCTCATCGGAGCCATCTCCAGTGTCAGTCCGCTGGCCGTACTGGTTGCCGTGATCGCAATCTCATTGCCACATGTGCCTTTGTTCACTGCCGTAAAATTAAGGATCGGCGTAGCAGGGTCATCCTCGCCCGCTGGAGGAATAACACCGGTCTGGGCCGTGACGGGCAGACTCTGGTCAGCAGCGACTGCCGCCTCCAGGGCTTTGTAAATATCATCCGGGGTATCACCGCTGGCGACTGCCACATTGATTGATGTGCCGCAGACAGACAGGCGTACCTGCCCGGAGCCGGTGGCCTTTCCGCTGATTGTCAGTTTGGTATTGGCCGCCTGTGCGCCTTCAGCATCATCCAGCCCGACTACCGTCAGCTGAATGTACTGGTTTGCCTTGATCGCCGCGCGGGCCATACGATGCGCCTGTGAGCCACGCCCGAAGTACAGCGCCGCCTCATCGTCACTGAAGACATTCACCGGCGTGAGGACTTCAGCAGCCGTTGTCTGCGTCAGACGCTGGGCAATAATCAGCAGCTTCTGGTCGTTGGTGGCCAGCGCACGTGAGGCCAGCGTGGTGTTGAACGCGAAATAAGCGCCGGGCTTATAAATCGGGTTCGGAATAGTTGTAATATCCATAGTCATTTATCCGCCTTAGCTGCCGGAGCAGCAGGTTTAACTGCGGTTATATCGGACGGTTTTGCGTCAGCGGCCTCAGTTTCAGCGGGTTTAGCTGGCCCGGCATACGGCAACAGATCGCCATCCCGGAGACGGCGCTGCCAGTAGGCCGTCTCCGGTACGTTCACAGCCTCTTTGTCCGTGATGTAACGGTCAGGACGGCCTTCCACCGGCACCTGAATACCCTGGCGGGCAATTACCTTAATCATCGTTGTCAGTCCTGTTGTGCATGATATCTTCGGCGACCGGGTCAGCAACGCCGGGCTGGAAGTAGGCCATGCGGGTGCTTTCATGCCACGGCAGCGGTTTTTCGATGCGCCCCTTCCAGCGAACAAAGTCAGCGTCGTCATCGGTCGGCAGCTCCGGTGCAGGCCAGTGGCCGTTATCCAGTGCATCCTCCATCCACTGCGTGCTGAATACGCACTCGTAGACCGCCACGCCTTTTTCGTTAAACGCCTGCCCGGCTACGGGGCGCACGCCTTCAGGCTTCAGATAATCAATCTTCAGCCCCAAATCCTGCCCGGTGAGCAGGCGTCGCACGCTGCGAATGAGGCGATAGCATCCCGGCTCTTCAGTCCCCGGCCCGCCGTGGCGGAGCGCCTCATTGCTGCGCAGGTTGTAATCCACGACAAAGACGCTGAAGCGACCGGTGACGAGGAAGCGGCGGCGGGAGGTGTCATGTGCCCGGCTGTTAGTGATGCCTGAAAACACCACGCACACGCCGGGGAGCTGCCGCAGGGCAGCGCCGATGTCTGTGGCCAGCACGTTCCATGTCACTACAGGGTTGTTGACCATCCGGCCCAGCCCCTGCTGCAGGCGTTCACACAGCGCTTTTTCGATGGTGGTAATCATCAGTACGCCCCTCCACCCGTGCGGTTACGGCTCCACAGATCGTCGCCACCGGAATAAAACTCGACGGTCGGCGTCGAGGCGTCGACGGTGCCGCCGTTCTCCGGGTTTGAGCCGATACCGGCTTTGCCGCTGGCAACCAGCTTCAGCCAGCTGATAGCATCCTCGTAGCGCAGGCGGATCACTTCGTTGCAGGTATGCTCGTTACCGGTCAGCAGGTAACGGGCGATATCACAGCAGTAATCACGCAGCGCATCGGGCACCTGCCGCAGCGGCAGGCGATAGCGGGCACCGATATACGCATCAATCCTGCCGCTCGCCGACCGGAGGTGGCGGGCGAGACGCTCATCATCCGTCTCATCACTGTTCCATGGCGCTGACACGCTGACCGCATCACGCTCTGTGAAATAGGTTTTGTAGTCCTCCGGGGTGGCGTAGCTCATGGTCAGTTCCCTTTACCGGTGGAGCCGTAAGCCATCTGCCAGTAGCCGAACGCAGCGGCACCGCGAGACTCAACGCCGTATTTATACTCAGCCCGCATAAAGACGTCGTCCGAGTCCATATTGGTCTGGGAGACAAAGTCCGGGGATTCACGCTCCTGGAAGATAAGCGGCTTCAGCACTTTGGTGGTGTCGAGGAGATACCACTCGGTATCGGTTTTCAGATCCTGAATCACCAGCACTTCCGCAGAGCCTTTGTAGAGGTTCGGCTTACCGTCTTCCAGGCGTTCAGCGGTCATCAGCGTCCTGGCGACATCTTCCAGCGCCGGAGGGACAACCAGTACATCCGGAGTGATGTTCAGCGGACGGTCGTGGCGGTCTTTCAGCTTTTTCATACTGGTGCGGGCCGCACCAAAGGACGCTTTCGCTTCAGCCTGAGACGCAACGGACAGCGGTGCCTTACCCATGTTGCTGTAGGTTTTGTCACCAATAACGTGTTTGTCGCTGAAGAATGGCTGACCATCGTAAGCCTTCTCGGTGAAACCTTTGGTCAGTAACTCAAACACAATCTCATGCGGCCACATCGCCGCGCTTTCACCTGCACCCGCAGCCTGAATGCCGTAGATACCCAGCTGGTCATCCTTGATGTGATTGCGCTTGACGACAACCGTGGCCTCAAAATCCTTGTTCGGTACGGTAAAGTCCTGTTTCAGCAGCTTGGTCAGTTGCTTCTCACCAATCCACTCGCGCATCTTGGGGAACATCTCAAGCCACGCGTAGTAGTTCGCCGCTCCCGTGGAAGGGATGCGGGTTGCCACGCGCTGCCACTGGGGTTTACCCAGCGTCAGACCGTTCTGAAACGACTTTTTAAGGTTCAGAAACAGCACGCTGAGATTGGCTTTGTTGATTGCAGCCATAATATTTTCCTTATAAATCAGTAAATCCAGACGCCGTCACTTTCGATCAGGATGATTTTCCCGGCGCTGCTGCGGGTCGCTTCACCGGCAGGCGTCTCGCCTTCAGCAGGCGTACCGCCGTTTTCAGCAGACAGCGTCTGGTTATCGACGATGTAAGCGCGGCTGAGCAGACTGGCCTGAGTGATGGTGCCATCGCTGGCCCACTTGAATGCCTTATTGGCGCGAACGTTGATAAGCTGCGCACCATCGTCACCGGCGCTGTTATCCACGGACTCGTCGGCACAGCCCGCATATTTCAGGGTGGCATCCTCCTTGCCATTGACGGCAAAGCCGGTCGCGTTTACACAGACGATGGCTCCCATCGGGATAACTTCGCCTTTGGCAACGGGCACCGGCACCAGAATGCAGTCGCGCCATGCCGTGTCGCGGGGTTCAGTGATAGCGGTCATTTTTTCTCTCCGGTCAGGTCTTCAGCGGTATTACCGAACTGGCTGCAGATAGCCAGCTGCTCGGCGTTCAGTTCGACGCTATTGTCCCGGCCACCCTCAAACGTCATACCATCAGACTGCAGCTGTGACAGAGCCTTGATGGGCTTACGGGTGCTGATCATCTTTTCCATCAGCGCATAGTTGCTCTTGCCCAGCTCGCGCAGGTTGTCTTCATCCGCACCTTTCATCACGCGCCCGTCACTCAGGGCGGCGGTCAGCAGGGTCTCGACCTTGTCGCCCTGAATCTGAGAGGACAGAGAGGCCAGTTCATTACGGAGATCGTCCACCACGGCCACAGGCACAAATTTGGTGGGGTCAGGCGCACCGGTCTGCGCGGCAGACAGGGCGGCAATCTTCGTCTGACCTTCCTGAATGGCCTGGTCTTTTGCGGTCAGCTGTGCCTTGTGAGCATCAATCAGCGCACCGATGCTGGAGCAGTTGGCCTCTTTGAGCTGATTGTTCTGCAGGTCTTCCAGTGCGGTCTGAATAGCCGCCTCATCAGCCTCCTGCTTCAGCCCCATGATGGCGCAGAGGGCGAGACGCAAATTTTCGTTCATCGGTTTTTCTCCGTTATCAAAAAACATTAAGGACGCCGCCACCTGACGCATCCCGTCCAGCACCGGCATATTGGTGAGCGCGGCGTTGACCAGCTCCCGCACGTTTCCCTGCTCGTCATAGCGGAAGGTCGGCGATACATAGCGGTATTCATCAGCCTGAATCAGCGAGGCGGCACGTTCAGTCCACTTGACGTCAGCAAACAGGCCTTCACCCTCCACCCAGGTCAGAGACTTGAACCAGCCTGACGCAGGCACCGGGCCACTGGCCTGTGGGGCATTCAGGGACTGGTGCTCATAGTCAAACTGGTAGTCATTCACCCGGCTGTTGGCGGCATCAATCAGACGCTGTGCCAGTGAGGCGTCCAGGAACCAGCGCTGACCACCTGACGGCGCACCAAACCAGCCAGCCGGAAACAGCTGAATACGGGCGGTGTTGTCCTTGTTGATGCCTGAAAGTGAGGCGGTGGCGAGCTTCCACATCGGTGTATTGCGTCCTGAAACTGTCAAAGTGAGGACAGGATAGGTGGCAGGCTAAATGCCCGACAGTTACAGGGGTGAAGCGGTAATAACAGGGGGAGGAATCAGGGGATTAAGACAGTAACACCGTGGCTGCATGGCGCAACCCCGTTTAAAACCCGTTTAAATCGCGCAGAATGGCGTTAAAACAATGCAGGGGTAATACGTTACCCCCGAAAGCGAAAAAACGCCACAACGGCCTTTTGTGGGCTTATCAGTCTTCCCCGCCAAGATGGTCAATGACCGCCTGGCGGATGGCGTCGTTATCATCATCCGTCAGGCTGAGGAAAGGACGGGCCGGAATATCTGAACCAGGGTGGTTGACCTGACTCGCAAAGCGTCCGTTAAAGTACAGCGCTTTTTTGTTGCGGGGGCGGATGATGTGAGGGCGCGTTTTCCCTCCCATCTGGTGGATTCGGGCATAGACCACATTGGTGCCCACCACCGCCTGATCGTTATCGGCGAACGGCTCAATTGAGCCGTGCAGGCGTCCGGTATTCATCAGCGGCTTGCCGTCTCGATATTTAAGCGGCTTCCACGCCGGACGCCCGCCCTGAACAAAGTTCTCATCCACCGCATCGAGCATGATACCCGCGACCTTATTCATCAGCGGCTCACGGTGCTGGCAACGTGCGGCCAGCTTGTCGAGCCAGTCGCGGAACTCGTCAGAAATATCGATATCGAGCTTCATGCATTCCCCTCCGGCAGCGTACCGTCAATCAGTCGGGCGCGTGCGACGGCTGCAGGTGACCACGGCACCGAGGATACAGGTTCAAAGCTATCAGCGCTGCGGGCAAGCGTGACCACGCTGTAACCGGCTAAATCCTCCACCACCATCAGCAGAGCCTCGCCGCGCTGCAGCACGGCCACCGGGTAACGAAATGCCGATGCCAGACGTCCAAGCCACGACGCACCGGCTTCCCGCAGGCTGACAGCCGTTTGCGCCGGTAAGGTGATAACCGGCGACGGCAGAGTCGCACTGTCACTGATTGCAGCCAGCACCAGCGGTGATAATGCACCGGCGCGGCGAAAATCCCTGCCGGGTCGCGCAGGCAGCGAGCGCACCCAGCTATCAAGATCGCGGTTCATTGCCGTGGCCAGCCGGTTATTGCGCAGCGTTTCATACACTGCCTGCGCGGCAAGGCGTGGAGGGGCATCAACGCTTTTCTCCAGGAGGGACTGACCCAGCCCGGCCAGATACCCACGCCCCGGATTAAGGTGAAAGCCCGCGTCCGGCACCAGCAGTTGCCCGGTCTTAGGATCACGATATGCTTTAACGGGACGCATCTCGCCATCCAGACCATAAGGCTGCTGCACGGTCACCAGCCGGTCGTCACTGCTTTCAGCGCCCAGTGGGTGATTTTTCATCTGTGCTTCGGTCAGAGCGCGAACCCAGCAGCGGCAGTTGTAACCGTTCGGCGGGTAGATGGTCTGCCATATCGGGTCGTCCCAGCGGAATACCCGGCCATTAAGCGCCGCATGCGTTGGGCGGGTGCGGTTATCCATGACCGCGTTATATTCCCAGTAAGGGCGGTCGGCGACATTGCGCATCTGCTGCTGATACCGGCCTGCAGCATACGCCGACTGAATATTGGTGCGAAAAATCGTATCAAGGCGGTACGGCATCAGCTTTTTGCCCTGCAGCACGCCATCGTCATCGGCAACCAGCCCGCGTCCCAGCCAGCCCTTACGCTGCAACAGCGGCTCCAGTTCATCCTGGAACTGACGGAAACTCATCCCCTCCGTGAGCGAGCGCGTCAGGCTGTTCTGGATATCGCTGAGGACGTCCAGCTTCGTGATACCGGCCACCGCAAACTCCACCGCGTGAGCCTCGTCCTGCATATCCTTCCAGCTCATGGTGGGCGCTAACCCTTTTGACTGGAAGTAAGCTATCGCCCGCGCCGGTGGCAGGGTCATGGCAAAACCTGCATTAATCTCAGGCATTCTGCTGCCCCATGAAGTCTGCGACAAAGACCGCCTGACCGACCAGCTCGCGCAGGGCCATATCGTCCAGCGCTGGATAGCTGGCTGCAAGAAGCTCGTAAACCTCATCCGGGCTTCGGGCGGCTTTTACCTTCGTAATTAGCGGTTTCAACATTGCTTCAGCAGCGGCAGTGGCCTGAATGGCCAGAAGCTGCGGAGCGGCATCCAGCTGTAGCTGTACGTTGTCAGTTCCACTCTGCGGCACAGAGAGGGCTGCAAGACGGGCCTGCATGACCTGAGACAGTGCGGCGTCACCGGCCTGCTGGCGGGCCAGCGGTTTCAGGATGGTCTGTCCCTCCTGAGGCAGCGGGATACCGCTTTTCTCCGAGACCCAGTCAGCGGTAATGTCAAAGCCCGCCTGCTGGGCAGTGTTCACTACCGTCATCAGACGCTCAAGGTCAACGGACTCGCGGGCATCAAATTCCAGATACGGTGCCCGCTCCGGGTTAAAACGCCCGTTTATCGCCAGCACTGGCCACAGCAGCTGTTGGGTCAGCGTCTCCGCCGACATCCATGTATCACCGACGAGGAGATCGTGACGGATTTCGTTATGCACATTTCCTAGCGCATTGGTCGACGATTTGCCGTCAGCCTGGCTGGTCAGCGTCCCGCCGAGAATGACCTTTGACTGTACCTTCTCGCACCAGCTCACCATATCCAGGAAAGGCGCACTCTGGCCTGCAGACGGAGAGACCAGCGAAATTTCAGCATTAGACGGAATGATGCCGCCGCCTTCGCGGGCCAGCATGCGGATACCGCGAAGCAGGTTCAGCCGCTCCCTGTCGGTCATGGAGGCATCATACTTACCGATACGGAATGGCAGGCCGTAGAGGTTCAGGAACTGCGCCCAGTCGCGGGCAGACAGATTCTTGAACAGGTACGTCCAGACCAGCACGCGGAACAGGCCACTCTGCGCCACCGGGCCGGATTTTGACTTGTGCTTATGCACGATCCAGCCCATATTCCACAGTTCCTCGCCGCCCACGCCGCCACGGTTCAGGCGGATACTGTCAAGGTCGTTCTGCGGCATCGTGAAGGCCCGCGCCGGTCGCTTGTGGAACGCTGACGGAAGCCAGAGTGACCCTTTGCGGCCCCATTCGATCTCAATGCACGAAAAGCCGTGGCCGATGGCATCCAGCATATCCATCAGCATCTCGCGGAAGCCCGGCAAATGGCGCAGCCACCAGTCGGCCTCCGCCGCGACTTTCTTCTCCGCCTCGGTCGCATCCGGGGGCGGTTTGACGGAAAACGGCAGCGTCAGCAGCGCACGCTTACGCTTTGACAGCTCGGCGAACAGGTGGCCGTCGCGCTCTTCCATATCGGTAAACAGGTCGCTCTGTGCCTGAATGTCGCCCTGTTCGGCAGCGCTGAACAGGGCATACACCCGCTGAATATCCAGCCCCGTAGAGGGGTGCGTAGCAGTATCACCATAAAGAAAATCATCGCCACTGCTCTGCATGGCCTGTGTGTTATCGCGGGAAAAAAAACGTTTAAACGCGGTTTTAATGTCCATTTACCATCCTCCAGACCCGAACCCGTCAGAGCCATAATCGTCGTCATCGTCATGCCTGCGGCGCGAGGGAGAATCCGACTCCACCGCCTCCAGCTGGCTGACGGGAATAAATTCAAAGTTACCCACGCTGGTCGACGCGATGGCAAACAGCATATGCAGCGCATCCGGGCCGTCATCGTGGTCAGCCATCGGGAAATGCATCAGTTGTTCACGCAACGTGGCGAGCGCACGGGCGATCAGAATGTGCTCGCTCTCCATAAAGGGCTGCAGGGATTCAATACGTCCGGCCTTGTCGGTAGAAGGGATCACCGAGCGGGCCGGAACGGGGACCCCCGCCTTCAGGGATTCTTCTATCAGCGTCTCGCGCAGGAAGTCCTGGAACTGCACCGACTCAAACGCCCACGCTACGCAGCCAAACTCACGCTGCAGCTGGATAACATCGGTAATAATCTTTTTAGGGCGGCGCACGCGAATATCGGCACGGACGACCTTCAGCACTTTTTTGATGCGGTGCCATCCGCCAATCAGCAACGCGCTGGGGTCGTTACCCCGGCTGTTGTGCTTGCCGAGCGACGGGTCGCAGGCACCGAAGTAAATCAGGTCAGGCTCCAGCTCCCGCCACTCATGGATACAGCCGTGGAAGATGGCATGCTCGCCGCTGACCGGGTCATTCTGGTATTCCGCATCGAAAGCGCGGGTGCCTACGCGCACGCGGATCAACATCAGCGCCAGCAGTGGGCGAGCGGCCCAGGAAACGCGGGAGCCTTTCAGCAGCGCTTTTTCATGACGGTTATAGAACGCCTTCGCAGCATTTTTACCCTTACCACGCAGCACCGCTTCCCACTCATCCCACAGCGCCAGATTCTCAGGCCACGCGAGGATTGCCTGGAAACGCTTCGCGTTCCACAGCGGGTTTTTCATGGTGCGGGCCAGCACGGAATCGTAGTGCAGGATTGACCCGACGTAGATAACATCGAGCTTCACCCCGGCCCCGCCCAGCGGCAGCACCGTGCTGTTCAGCCACTTCTCCAGCTTGTCACGCTGCTTTGGTGTCACCACGTTCTCGTCGTTTTCGAGGTCATCGAGGTGAACCAGGTCAGGACGATATGCGCCGTGCTTACGGCCACGCAGACTCTGTCCCTGACCAGCCGATTCAATTTTGATGCCCGACGCAGTCAAAATGCAGCCGATACGCCACACCCGTCCCTGTCCGCAGGCCTCCGGGAAGTCCAGCGCCAGACCGGCGTTATAGAGCAGCTCGGCCTTAATCACCTCAAGAGACTCTGCCGACTGAGCGGACGTGTCGAAGGCGATTATGATAAATTTCTTCAGCTCAAGAACGACGCACCACAGGTCGAACAGCTGCTGACCGAGGGTGGTTTTGGCTTCACCACGCGGGGCGGCAATAACGTCATTCTCACTCTCAGGGCTGGTGACAATCTGCGGCAGGCGCTCATACAGATACTCGTGCAGCGCACTGGTTTCCGGGTGATGGAGGTGATGCTTAAAGTAGGTGTTTACAAAGAAGCGAAACCCGGTCACCGGATGGCTGACCTGTAACCGGCGAGCCTGTATCGCCTCCGGGCTGCTGTCCAGACCACAGCTTGCGCTCTCTATGCGGTCGCGCAGTTCCCCCTGAATGCGGGCAATCTTCTCGCGAAAGGCTTTAAGCGAAGTTTTTGATGCCACAGATAACTAACCTCTTAAAAATAAAGCCCCTCTGTGCCAGGATACTGCTGCCAACAATGACCCTTTAAACAGAGAGGCTTTATGTCTGATACAGAAAAAATCACCATCGAACAGAAGATTGAAATTGCCCGTCTGGCGACCGAGATTTATATGACGGAATACCAGTCCGGGCATAATCACTCAGCGGCAAAACTAAGCAGAGCCGAAACAAACCAGATGTCGAGCGATGTGCTGGAAATCGCCGTCGAGAAGCAAAAGTTGCACGACATACGGACTGACTTTCAGCACATTTATCAAACACTGGAAACGGCTATCGCCGGTAATTCAGACGATCGGTAATGAAATCTACGGCTCCACCGGGGCCGTATACCACCTGCAGTGCCACCCACAGGTCATCCATAAACCCCGAGTGCTTCAGGCCGTCGCCAAACTCCTGCCGGAGCAAATCGACAATCCGGTTAACCTGAGCCTGACCATAGGCCAGCGGCGCTTTTTCTGTGCAGGCTCTGGCGGCGCATTTCATATCGGCCACGGTGGTTGATGCTATTTCTCGGGGCTGGCAGCGGTTAAGTGCTTCAATAATCCCGGACTTCACCTTACGGGCAGCGGCTTCATCCTTCGTACAGACGAAATAATCACTACAACCATTGAGAGTGACGATAACATTTGCCCCTGAGAGCATGAGGCGGGTGATATCTCCGGCGCGAACCGAAAGGCGATCATCAAGCTCAATCATTGGGTTAGCCATATTTTTTCTCCACTATCTGCTGAAACTCAGGTAATACGTCCAGAAAGCCCGCCATCAGCGCCGGGTGCTTATCGCTGAGAAAGGCGGCTAAATCCTCCACCACGCCCGCCGCGACGATCAGACGGTCGGTCTCCGGCAAAATGCGCTTACTGGCGGCTATCATCTTGTTAAAGCCGTCCTGCAGCTTTGCCAGCAGGCTGGCGTAATCATCGGCTGGCAGTGCGGCCTGACCGTCTGCACCTTCACGGGCCTTGCGCAGCTGTTCCATCGCATGCTTATGGTGCTCAAGGAACTCCAGCAGCAGGTCACGGGTGATATCCTCCGGCACACCGGACGACAGGCGGCGGGCCGCACGCTGTTTGTCCCAGTCGTCGCCGTTCTCCCGCGACTCACGCCGCCAGCGGATAACCGACGCCACACTGACCCCGTGCATCGGCCCCAGCACTTCGGGGGCCATCCCCTGCGCAATGTAATCGCGCCTGATGGCATCCCTTACCGCTTTCGGGTGCGCCATTAGCGTGCCCCCTGACCATCAATCAGGCGGTCAATACGCTCTCCGGTGCGCTCCATCGACTGCTTGATTTCCCCAAGCATGCTCATGATTTTTTCCTGATCGCGCAGGGCATCCGATTTAAGCTGAAACACGGTATACATCTGGCGGTTATCCTCGCGCAGGCGCTCAATCGTCGCGTGAAGGTTCTTGATCCAGAAGGTGAACCCAAACGAGAACAACCCCAGCAGAGCGGTCTGCCAGAACTCGGCAAGATGGGCTGCATCCATTTCTATTTGTCCTTATCCGGCACTGGCCAGAAAAATGCCTCAAGGGCGTGAAGTTTCGCGGCGTTCGCCTGACACCAGGCGCCGTAGTCGGTTGCATGCCGCAGCAGGGCGTCCGGGGAGAGGCCCGGAGTGTTACCGGCATACGCGCCGGGCGCGGGTGGCATCGGGGCCACCGTGACCATCGCTCGCGGAGGTTTACTGCCCTGAACTATCACCGGCGCTGGCGTTACCACCACCGGCGTATCCGAGGGCTTTGGTGTAGAGCTGCAGGCTGTGAGGCCCAAGCCCGTTATAACCACAGCCAGAAGCCTGCTTGTCCTGATTGTCATCGCTGACCACCTTACTGATATTCAGCTGCAGCAGACTGCTGGTCTGCTTCAGCTCAAATTCTTTATCAGCCAGCTGCAGGGCGAGCCGGTCAGCCCGCTCACGCTGCTGGCGCTCGCCATCTCTTGCCTGCAGCAGTGCCTGCTGTCCGGCCTGAGCCAGCTGCTGGCGTTCATCCGCACGGGCCTGTTTCTCTTTGGCCAGCGCCGTATCGCCATCCGCCTTAGCGTCTTTATGCCCGGAGTCATAGCCGGTGCTGTGCAGCCACCATCCCGCTCCGGCCAGCGCCGCGCAAAGCACGACGCCGGGTAAAAGACGGGTTAACAGCCATTTAGCTGCGCTATTCATCCTTGCCTCCCGCAGGCCGGGCAACAGGCACCTTCAGCTTCTGGTGAACCTGCACGCCTGCATGTGTTACCCAGGCACCGAGATACAGGCCCAACGCAGCATCAGGTTGCCTGTCCATCACCACGCAGATAAGCAGCGCCAGCGAGCTGACAACCAACGCCACCATGGTGGCCGTATCGGTGGTGGACAGTCGTCCCTGCGGATTAGTGATTAACTCAGCGAGACGGTTAAGGAGCGCCATCAGTACGATCCCCCGGAACATCACGCGGCTGTAGCCGGATACTGTGCAAAGGGAAGCTGGAAGTGCGGGCCATCTTTCAGCGTTTTCCAGTCGCCACCCCACTCAACGGGGATGGAAAGCTCAACTGAAGCCTGTTTGAACGCCTGCGCAATCTGCTGATAGAGCGGCATATCCCACGAAATATCACTACCGACATACGCCACAACGTCGACCGCATGCCCGGTAAGGTGGCGGCTGTTCATGGTCTGGCTGCTGCCCTGAGCAACCATCTGTTTCTGGCGTTCCTGAGAGCGGAGACCTTCGGTGATACCAAAATCAACGGGAGACAGTTCCAGCGCACGGCGGGTCACTTTCACCAGGTCAGGGTGAACACCCTGCAGGCGGGACTCGCTGCGCTGACTGAAGCGGAAAGAAGACATAAAAAAACCCTCACAAAGTTTGTGAGGGTTATTGTGATGGGTGGCGTAACTCAGGGCATGATACGGGGGTGAAGCGGTATACCATCAGAACAGTGCCCCCTGTGCCGGGGGAGAAACAGCCTGACGGCGGCTTGCCACAATGGCCCATGCACGGGTGTTACCGATGCCGTATTTGGGGCCGAGCACCGTGAGCGCCATACGCAATGATTCGCCATCGGCCAGCATGCTGTCAACCTCGGCGAGAAAACAGCGGTTGCGCCACTCGCGCAGCGCGTCGGCACAGCGGGGGATCACCAGCGAGCTGTCACCGCCGAAACGCTTAACAAGCTGGCGGGTGTTCTCTTCGCCGATAACCTCCCGCAGCATGGCCAGACGGCGCTCGCCAGTGCCGCGCAGCCCACGACCAACCGGGAAACAGGCACCACCAAAGCGCTCAATCAGCCGCTGCGTGGCGGGGAAGCCAATCACATCGGCTATCTGGCGGGCGGTATCCGGCAGCAGCTCTTCGAGGGATTCAAGGTCGAACTCGCGCATATTACAGCCTCCCGTGACGCTTCGCGTCAACAATCAGCATTTGCATCAGCTTACGCACCTGATCGTCATTCAGCCACTCAACCGGCTTTTTCTCGCCCAGCATGCGCTCCACGATCCCATCCAGATAACTCCACGGGCGGTTCGCCTCCGCCAGCATGGCCTCAATCTTGCCCAGCATGGCTTTACGGCCTGTTGCCACACGGGGGCGGCGTCCACGAGAGGACGGCGCAAAGCCCTGTGTGCGCATGTACAGCACCACTTTTTCGAGTTCGGCAGTGGTACAGTCACGCGCCGAACGTTTGCCGGTCTGGCGGGTCAGTACATCGCGATAGGTTTCATCATCCCAGCCGAGGGAGGATTTGCCGGTGTGAACGATACGGATCAGATTTGCTTTCATGGGTATCCCGTGGCCGTCAGATGTCCATAAGGAGCTTGAGATCAATCTTCTGCACACCGCATAGTGGTGCGGCCTGATTAGCCATCTCGACTGCGGCCCGCATCTCCTCTTCAGCCCTGACGGCATCCTGCTGCAGAGCGGTCAATTCCGGCACATCAATAGCCACAGCACACAGGTTTTTCAAATCACCGGCTTTACGTTCCAGCATGGCAAGCCTGAGGCGACGACGATCTGCCGCGTCCTGAGCCTGTTTTTTATAGGCGGTGTACTCGCCGAGTTTGGCATAGTTGGTCATGGAAAATTCTCCGGGAATTTAAACGAAAAAGCCCCGCACTGGGCGGGGCTTTGGGCCATTTCAAATTGTGGTGAACAGTTTTAACAAATTAATTGGATCACAACTGGATAATATTGTCAATTAATAACCAGATAACATACCAGCATGATACCAGTGCCGCGAAGACTTCAAAGGCAATTCTTAACATCAACTACAGTGACCACACCACAAAAGCCGCCAGCGACGAACAAACTGCAATTACCAGGCAAATCATACAATCAGAAACAACCACCTGAACCCCCGTCAGTTACGCATTCTGGGGCTGCCGAGCACCCACGCTGCGCCCCACAACACGACCAGAATAAACGTTGCAACAATCCAAAGAGCCATAAAGTCGTATCCATCTAGTCATCACTCATACGGAACAGACACCACGCAAAAAACGTGGCGATCGGCACGGTAGCGAGATAAAGCATCAGCATCAGAAACATGAGGACCTCAAATATGATTCACTGAGGTTATTATCTGCCGTTATTGTTCAATCTTATATCAACGGCTGAGATCTAATTGGCGGCAGGTATGGTGACGAAGCCCGAACCCTATAAACTGAATGCGGCACTGGAGAATGCCCCAAGGAATATTATGAAAATTGATTTTGATGAACTTAAACGACAGTTGTCGCTGTTTTTAGATAGCCCGGAAGCATTCATCACGCTGGATGATCTAGGCTATGACACAGCAGAGGGAGATCGCGAGCAAAGGCTACTTTTTCACACCCTCCTGCTGGTTGAGAATGGACTTATCAGTGACAGCAAACTCCGCATCGGCGATCCAGCCTATGTTGGATTCGTTTACAGCAGCAGGGGTATAGGTTACAGAAACGTGAAAATCAGGCTTACACAAGATGGTCATGATTTTGCTAAAGCGCTTTATCAGAAGCCTGTATTGGAGAGGATTAAAAAAGAGCTTGCTGACGCCCCGTTTGAGCTGGTGAAAGACGTCAGCAAGCAGTGGTTAACGAAGGTTATTAAGGAAAGAATCGGTATTGAGTGACATCAGTAAATACCGCGATGTAATGAGATTTTAACTAACTGCTCCAGTGCCGCAATTCCGATACGTTGATCTGAACTTTCCGCAAGCGCTCGCAACCGCCGAACCAGCCACGCCCGACAGAGGGAGTGCGTCACCTCAAGTTCAGAATCATGCCGCATCCATTCAGGGGATACGGCGCTGGACTCATCATCAAGGTGGCGAGTAAGTGCCGAAACTTCACTCGCAGTATACCCGCTGACCATCAGGTCATTTTCAATAAAATCACGGTCAGTCATATCAATTTTAGTCGTCATACCTTACTCCTCCCATTCTGTGCCGCGTTTCCAATCGTTAACTGAATCCGCCAGCTCTTTCGATAATTTACTGATTTGCTCCGCCTGCACTTCCAGCAGCGACATCACCCAAGTATCCAGCCCACCCCAGTGCTCTGACATTTCGAGCAAATGGCGCTCGATCGTCGCCAGACGACGCAGGTGGCTGCGGGCGGTTTTAACGTGTTCAGCATACGGATTAGCGCTGGCCATGACTTACGCCCCATCTTTTTTTGTGCTGAATAACAGCAGCCTTCATTGATGCCTGGACTGTTTTATTCAGAATCCGGTGATTACGGTTGTCGTAGAACCTCAAGCGCGAAACAACTGGCAGGGTCGGGCACTCAACAACAGAACTCCCATCATTAAGACGATACTCGTGCCGTTCGCCGGGCTGAGGATAAATTGCTTCGGAGACTCTAAGCAGCATTATTGCCTCCCGATAGCCAGCGGCTGTAAGTCATCATGGCCGCCAACACCATGATGAAGGCGGGCATTTTTCCCCGCGAGATATCCAGCTCCAACGGCATCGTCGGAACCTCGACAGGACTTAGCTGATCGGGCTTCACCTTCGCAAAGCCCTTTTTCTGCATGGAGCTTTTTGGTGTAGCGCTCCAGCATGCCCTTTTCTTCTGGAGACATTCCGAAAGAGGTAATTGTCCCGGATGCGCCACCGACCCAACCCTCACAGAACTGGTCACCACGCGCAATTCGGGTCGCAGGTTTACAGCGTTTACAGTGTCTGGTTTGATATTCCTTGCGGGCCAGTTTCATCTGGCGGGAGAGCACATCGAAGGCATATGCCGCAATCTCTGCACGCTGGCCGGGGCCATAAAAACGCATAAACCTTTTAAGGCTGCCGGTGCTGCGCCATGAGCCAGAGAAATAGCATTCAACACCAAAGGCCCGGCAGATCATATTGGCAAGGTGGTGCATATACGCAGGGGACCTGGCTGCATCACTCGGTGCGCCTGCGCTGTCCGCGGTGTTGATCGTGGCAAATTCAACATTACTCTCATTCAGGCCATACTCGCGCATAAAGGCCTGGGCTTTTGCCATCGCGTTAGCTGCCTCTTCCGGGCTGGAGGTCCCCCTGGCGAGGCGAAGGAGCTTTTTAATTTTTGCGAGATATTTTTCTTTGTTCACGGGCACACCACCATTTCATTAAGAGAAATAAACTCATTGAATACTGTTTTACAAAAATGGCATTCAACGACGATATCGAGCTGCTGCACATCATGGGTGGCGGCATCAGCCTTTAGTTCCAGAACGGCAGTGTGCTCACACTGAGGGCATTCTGAATCAAGCAAAATATTCATTAAATAACCTCTGATAGAGTTTCAGGCGTAAACAGTCCCCTGACGGTTTACGCCATAATTAAACGATGCTTAATTTCGGTTTAAATTCAGCCCGCAGGCGTCAGTGTTTCTGTTTTAACAAAATAAGGAGCGCGGTCTATTTCAACAATACAACCACATTTAAAATCCCGCGCTTTATCTCTGGTTCTGACCGGATAACCGCCCCTGAGCGCTCTGCACGGCTGGTATATAAAATGACTTCCTACCGCATGCGCCTGATTAAACGCCTTAGCTTTCATTTATCCCGCCCCAGCCGCGTGCAGCTGCATTAGAACAATAAGCGATACGGGCCTCAGCCCACTGGCGACAATGGCTGGTGCGGGCATGACTCAGGGCAGACTGCCACAGTTCAGCTGCCTTACCCCATTCTCCATTACGCTCTGCGCGGCCCGCACCTACGGCATACAGCCCGTAGTTATTACGTGCGGCGTTCTCTGCTTTCATATTCATCATCAGACCCCGGCAATATCAAGTGCAATCGGGCGGTACTGGTCTGAATCGCCCACACGCTCATACACGCGAATATAAGACCGGCTTCCCACAACCTGTACAGCCTCCCCGATGGCGTCCATCGCTTTTATCCAGCGTTCGTCAGTAATATCAAGACGACGCAGGGCGAGTACAGCACCGGTATTCACTTCACCTTCTTTTTCTGTCTGGAAAGCGCGGTTAATAATGGCGCGGATTTCGGGGCTGGCCCCCTCAGTCCAGTCCGTCAGACACTGGTCAATAAGGGCTTTTGCCGCCTGCAGACGTTCATCAAAAGCAATGCGATCCTGCATCGCCCGCTGAATCTTGAAACGCCCGTCAAAGGTGTGCAGAGTGACATTGCCTTTCTTACCTCCGACGTTCACGCCATACTCATTGGCTGAGAGGTCAACGAACGCCGCAATGTCGCCGAATCCTGCCAGTTTAAATTCAGCCAGCGCTGAATTCAGAGCGATAGCCCGCTCAACAATCTCTCCAACCAGTTGGTCACGGGCCTTATCAATCGGTTTGATAAGGTGTTCCGGCGTTAACACGCCCTTTGCATCAACCCAGTAGCCAGCCGGAGCCGGTGTGGTTGTGTATTGCGCTGAAATAACGTTATTAGTGGACATTTTTATTTTCTCCGTTAACTGATTGGTTAATTTCTTTTGTTTCACAAATAGTGGTATCTAAATGTTTAAAGCCTTTTTTCGTTTCCAGCGCCGCTATAATAGACTGGTGAATAAATGCGGCCTGAGCGGCTTTAAGTTCGGTGCAAGGGCCGCTGGCCTCTATACGAGTACCCACGCCTTTTTCGTCCTGCTCAATAATTATTTTCATCATAATTGCCATAACTACCTCCAGATAACAGTACAACCGTCGATATTTGATGTGCGTGTGGTTTTCATCACGCCGCCCAATTTTTCGGCAACTTCCACTACTGGCCAAAGAGGGCCACTAAGTGGTGCAATAGCGTAGACAATCGGTAATTTAGGGTGCCAGCCAGTCACACGTCCGCCGTGAGTCTGAATCTCCATTCTGGCGCGTGAGCGCTGGCAGTTAAGAACTTGTTTATCCATGACCCGTTACTCCATTAGTGAATTAACAGTTGCGCGTAAGTTTCAATTAACTTGACGCTGATACCCTGATTACCGATAGCGCTGGCACGAACCACACCCCGCGCCAGCTTGAACATGCGGCGATAATTACCCTTTGAATATTTAAGGAAAGCCTCAGCAACCCCCGGAGCGACAATAACGCCATCACCATCATCCGGCAGCAGACTGGCGAGGATGGTGTTGAAGTCTTCGACCTCGGACTTGCCCTTGTGGGCCTCAAGGTCTAACGCCATGCCCACGCGGCTGTAGAGCTGAGCAAACTCACCGCGAGACCCCTTGAGGTTAATCAGCAGGCGTGGCATGCCCGCCAGAACGATGGCGACGCCAGAACGGTCGTGGATGCGGCGCAGGACTTCCAGCGCCCGGTAAGGCAGCAACTCGGCTTCATCCACCAGGACAACCCAGCCGGTGCCCGTCAGCGCCTGTATGCACTCCTCGCTTAACTCATGAATATTGCCGTTCTTCTTCACGCCGAGGCGGGCGCACAGCTCCTGTAGCAGCACTTTGGCGGTGTAGCCGGGGTCAGCCTCAATCAGGATCGCGCCCTTATTCATCTCCACATAGCGCTTCAGCGCCATTGTTTTACCCATGCCTGCCGGGCCGTAGATCACACCAATATCGCCGTCCATGTGGGTATTGTTAATCAAGCCCAGCGCCAGCCCGGCAAGATGGGTCTGAACAAAGGACTCTTTAACTTCACGGCGGCGGGCGCGTTCTTCCTCGCGGCTGATAAAGTCAGCGATAGCCGACTCGACGTTACTGATATTGCCGTTATAGACGCCTTTCAGATACTGAGAAATAACTGCAGTACTCAGCCCCGTTTTAGTGGCTACCTTTTTTTGGGTGTAGCCAGTCCCCTCCAGCAAGTGGATTAATTTATCTTTGATGTTCATTTAAATAACCTTATTGATGATTACTGGCTTTCTTTAAATCGCTTTCAAATTCTGATTCGAATAAATAAACCTTTTCAGGCTCGTTGTGATTCCGTTGCGGGGCAAACATCGTAACGTCAATTTCAGGCCGTTGTTCCAGTGCAGGCCGCAGTTCTTCCTGCTTGCGACGCACCTTGTCTTCCAGGTTCTTGACGCTGCGTTTAACGCGCTTCTCTTTAAGCTGCTCGATACGGGCTTTCGGGAAGGCATCGACTTTGTTGCCGTTCCAGATGGCATCACATATCCAGGAGCCGTCCATACGCCGCACGATAACGCTGTGGGGGTCATGAATATCAAAACAGACACGTACCTCTTCGCCTTCGACACTGGCCAGTTCGGTGCTGAAATAGATATTTTTAAACAGCTTAATTTCGCCGCGTCGCGCTATACAAATCTGCTCAGGTCTGAACATTTCATGCAGTTCAGAATTGGTCAGGAACTGAATTTCTTCCTGCTCCTGCTTAATAACGTGATTACGGTAGGCCAGCGGAGACCAGTGCTGCCCGTTGCTACGCTCCGGCAGGCTGCTGTGGGGGCGATTATTATGCCGCTCAATCTGGCGCTCAATCTCTGCGACCAGCTGCTCCATCGTCGGCACCTTGCGCATGGCAGAGGCCTGTACTTCATTCAGGGGCTTACCTTTCTCCAGCGCATTGACCGCTGAATCCATCGCCTTGCGGTACTTACGTTGCGCTTCCCGGTCACCAGATTTACCCACCCAGGAGCCAAAGGCCATCGCGGCACGCTTCGGTATTTCCTGGTTAAGACGTTCGATAATACCGCGCCCCTGTGGATTTCCCGGAATACCGGTGGGGTGCTCAATACCGAGGCGGGAGAAAATACCGGTAATATCGGCATCAAATACGGCGTTTTTCTCACCGCCACCATTATCGGAGTAATACATCAGCGGTACGCCGTAGCGTGATACTGCGTTACGGATGGCATCGCCTACGGCGACCTGGCTCTCGGACATGGCCAGACTCCAGCCGACCACCACGCGGGTGCGGGCGTCGATTACCAGCGTAATCTCAGGCCGGAACGGCTTGCCCGTCTCAGGGTTAATCACTTCCATCTTCATGCCGTGGCCATCGCCGACCCATACGCCATTAACCGGGATAACAGACCAGTCGCGGCGCACGAACGGCAGATACTTCTTGTAATCGGAGCCGGTTGCACGTCCGCGCTCGCGCTCGGCTACGGGCAGCTTGTCCAGTGCATAGCGTACTGTATCGACCTTCGGTAGCATGGATAACATGATCTCGTTGTCTCCGTACTGTTCAACCCACCACTTTGCAAACTTCTCGTATGCCATCATAACGGTGGGTTTATTGGTATCGCGCCAGAAGCGCATGAAGTCCGGCATCCATGAATACTGGAATACCTCTTTTTTGCTGACCTTACCAGGTGCCAGCAGCACCATGCGTTCACCCACCGTATCCGCAGCCATCCAGGCTGAGAGCCAGCGCTGAAGCGTGGGCACGCTAACGCCGGTGCGGGTGGCACCCTTGCGGGCATTGGCGATATCTGCGGCCCGCTGCACATAATCTGGCAGCGTCCCGGCGACAGAAGCGTCGGCAATAAACTCGACCGCCTGTTTGCGCTTCATGTTGAGGCCGCCATTTTCACTGCTGTCCATCAGGCGTAACACCTCCTGAACCAGCACCATCCTCGCATCACCGACTGCTTTCTGGCTGTCGGTCAGCTCGCGCAGCTTCTTCTCCTGCAGGGCCGGGCATTTACGGTACAGCGCCAGCTCGCGCTGCACTTTCTCGCCACCGGCTCCCGCGACCAGCTCGCCTCTGGCGGTCGCTTTGACCGGAAGGGAAGCAGACTGCGCCAGCAACTGTCGCGCTAAACGGGCCTGAACAGCTTCGCGGGCAGCGTCCGGCAGACAATCAACGTTATACTCGTAGGCCTTCGTACCCTGGCGGCGGCGCATCATTTCCGGCAAACCAGCAGCACACTTATTCAGGGTGTACCGCACTCCCTGAACCGTACCAGGCAACCCCGGCAGGCCAATTAACTCATTCACCGTAACGAACAT